AACCAATGCGTGATTTGAGAATACAAAACACTACCATTGTCCAATACTGTTCAGGATCGTACATTAACGATCTCTTCTTCTTACACGGAATTGTCCAGTCATGTCTCGCCATACGCCCAATACGATGCGCGAGGCCGACTGGTTCTCCAAACGTGCTGACCGTCTGAGGAACCGTTTGATTTCCAAACATCGAACAACGATTCCTCTTGCCGGGGAGGCCCGTGCTTTCATCCAGAAACAAATGGAATTGACTCGCACCGGCGTCCGAAAAGGACATTCACATGCAAGCGCTGCCTCTGAAAGAAACAGTGCAACCGAAACCATGTTAGCTGTTGTCTCCAAGCGTGGCTTTGAGCCTTATGTCATCTCACCTTCAATGCGTGAGAAAGACGTTGATGGCATTCGGACTTTTCATAGTCTGGCTGACCTCCGTCAAGACTACAAGGCAAGCAAGCTCACAAAGAACCATATGATAGTAATGACTGACGTAGACTACTATGTCGACATGCATGAAATCATCAGTTATGGCGTTCCCATCCTCTGCTACACATTCCAACCACGTGCAGTATCGGGAACCGTCAAAGACGGGTTCTTCACCATTGAAAATAACATCATTCATTATCGTGTCAATGGTGGCAAGGATGTGAGACACCGCACATGGAATTACAACCAGGATACAGTTTTTACCATCGATCCTGTGTTGGGCTTTTGGCCTTCCGTACGCAACTACGTCGGAAAGAAAACCGGTTACACTAAGGCATGTCGCCAAACAGCAAAGCAGTTCGGAATCGCACCAGGTGGTCGCCGTATCACCATTGCCACCATCGATCAATTCGAACTTAGCGAACATCGTAACATCGTATCAATCGTTCCGTTCGCTAGATGCAAAAGTAATTTGCTGCCAATATGTGATTTTGGAGTCATGCTCGAACAGACCGTTTACCAACAACCCGGTTCTGTTACTCCGTCCATGAATGCCATCACTTACATCAGTGATGAAGGCCCAGTTGTTAGCCTGGGCGAGGAGGGACAATTTGCAAGCGTCACAATCCCCCTCAATACTTTTGAATGCACTCGCACAGCATTCAGCCTCTCGAAAACCAACAATCTGTCGGACACAGTTCGACGGTTGCAAATCAATCACCATGATGCTGCCATCGTACATAAATATCTGGTGAATGGTTCTGGAATGTCACCAGTTGAAGTGCACAAGCCCGGGCAATTGGCTCGTCACTATCAAACTGCTAATCCAGAACACGATTTGGATCCCACCGAGCAAGGGAAAGAATATGCGCACGAATATGCTCCGGGGCCGCTCACACAAACTGCGGTTTTCCCGAGCGTTTCGGTCTCAAATGAACGCGCTACAATCGAGGGAAGAATTGTTAAGCCACAACAAAAGGCCAAGTCGACTGTGAGCATCAACTCGAATACGAAGAAATTCGCTAGGGAGTTCATCGCCGTTCTCGTTCCCAAGGGCGAGATGAAGAAAGGCACTCCATATTCAGTTGCATATGTTGAAGAACAACAGCAGAAACCGCTCCAGCGAGCCCGCAATGACGCAAACAGGATGCACGACGCCTTCACTATGGTGACGAAGGCCTTCCAGAAGAAGGAAGCATACAACGCTCCCAACCATCCGAGGAACATTTCCACCGTTCCTCACGCCCAGAATGTCAAACTATCTGGCTTCACCTACGCTTTCAAGGACGGATTTCTGAAGAGACAGAACTGGTACATGCCGTGCCACACCCCCTCCGAGATAGCGGAAGCAGTCCATAACTTGGCCATTGCTTCGGATGAACTAGTCGAAACTGATTACAGTCGATTCGACGGCACGTTCCTCGAATTCATGCGTGAAAACGTTGAGTTCGCAGCGTACCGCCGTTGGTGTTCTCCGGACCACTTGGTCGAGCTGAACCAACTGTTAGCCAATGAGGTCAACTCAAAGGCCGTGACTCGACTGGGATTGAAATACAGACCCGGTTTCTCACGACTCAGTGGCTCAGCTCTGACTACTGATGGCAATAGTATTGCAAATGCTTTTGTCTCGTTCATGGCCAACCGACTCAGCGGACAAGACGTCCCTGTCGCCTGGTCGAATATTGGACTCGTCTATGGTGATGATGGATTGCGGAATGGCACTGCTCCAGATGCCACGCTTATGTCAGCAGCTTCCAGCCTGGGATTCCAACTTAAAATCATCAATCGTGCCTCCAGCGGGAACAAAGTTTCCTTTCTGTCAAGAATTTACGCTGATCCCTGGTCTTCACCGGCATCAGTGCAGACACCATCGCGCACACTCCTAAAGCTTCATACATCATGCGACACCAATGAGGATATTGAAGCCATTGGCTGGGCAAAGACCCAAGCCTACCTTGTCACTGATGGCCTGACTCCATTCATCAGCCATTGGTGCAAGGCTTATCAGCGCAACTGCACTTCGAAGATAGTCAATTATAATGACTTCAGCGACATCCCCTTTTGGGTGAGAGATGAGAACTCTCTCAGCAACTCCTGGCCACAATCCGATTCCGAGATATGGCTGGATGTTGTTGCTGATGACCTCGGTGTTTCCGTTGCAGAGCTTAGTGAACATATCGCCAAACTCGACAACTACACCGGACCCGTCGCTGGACTTCCCCGACTGACCACCAACATGAATCAGGACCCAAAATTAGATGTTGTAATGGACGGGGAAGTCATTGCCGGTCCTATCACCAACGAAGACAACAAAGATGGACCAAACCCATCAAGCGATCAACCAAAACCTGAACGAGCTGAAGAAGCTGTTTCAGGAGTTAGCGGACCGACGCAAAAGCCTGGGAGGGCTAAGCGCAGTCGACGCCAACGAAAACACGACCTGCGTGATCAGTGCCAACGCATCGATAAAGAAGATGCACGGCCTGGCAAACAGGATCGCCGCCCCGAGAGAGGGCAACCTACCAGCGAAGGACGTCCCGCCAAGCAAGCAAACAAGCCTGCAAGACGACGATCCACTGCAAAAGTAGGAGGACAGAAGAAAACTCAACAGAAATAACACAATTTCTGACGAGAAGAACGTTTGG